TTAGCCGATACCCCCGCCTAATGGGTTGAGTAAAACAGCATGCTGCAGGTAATCCGGCGCAAGATGCGCGTAGGACATTGTCTGCTGAATGCTGGCATGCCCGAGAATCTTCTGCAGTGCAATAATATTCCCCCCACGCATCATGAAATGACTGGCAAAGGTATGCCGCAGCACGTGAGTGGCTTGTCCTCGAGGTAGGTCGGGCTTGACCTGCCGCAGCAGTTTACAAAATCGCTCATAGTCGACTTTAAACAGCTTACCGGTTGCCTTTGTTCTGACCTCATCCTCGAGCGCATCGGATATCGGGATAACTCGCGGCTTGTAATTCTTTGTTTCAAGAAACGTGATCCGGCCGTTGACCATTTGCGCCGGCCGCAGCGTGCTGACCTCGCCCCACCTGCCGCCAGTGCTCAGGCATACCAGGGCAATGAGTCGATAATCGCCGGTTAGCGTACTGAGCAGGGCCGCGATCTCGTTGTTGTCGAGAAACGTCATCCCGGGATTTTTTTCAATCAATGGCGGTAAACCGTGAGCCGGGTTATCGCCCCGGTACTCTTCGAGCCGTATCAGCATGCTAAACATGCCGGACAGCCGATAAACATCGCGATTGATCGTCGCTGCGCTAATCCCATCGGCCAGGCGCTTGCTGCGATACTCCATTAACATGCGCTTAGTCAGTTTGTTGGCTGGAATATCCCCGATGCCTGCAATGGTTTTCCGCAGCTGTCGGCGTTCCGTCTCACCGTTTTTGTGATTCTGTCCGTGGTATAACCACCAGTCGCCGAGCAGCTCACTAAGCGCTCGCCGGTCCTGTTTTCCCGTCCCTTCTTTGCCGAATGAGTTTGCGAGCGTATAACGCTCAAACGCCACCGCATCGGCTTTCCTGTCAAATATCCGGCGCAGTCTCGTTCCGTTACTGCCCCGCGGTCTTATATCCAGTTCATAGCGTCCGTCGTCGAGTTTCTTAATGCTCATAAGAAAGCCCTCTGACGTATTGACCAGCGTTAATCCATAACTGGTCCATGTACTCAAAATAAATGTCTAACCAATTCTCCCGCGTTAACGGGCTGATTCTGTTGCGTTTTGACCAGTGTGCACAATGGCCGGCTCGACTTGCCCAGCCTCTGGCGCCGTTTTATCGGTCATTAGCCAGAGTGTGTATTTTTCAAACTGTGGTGTGTTTGTGACCTGCATTACCACCGTTATGCCGGGATCCTGATGCCCTCCTTCATAGTTCTTCACTGTTCCTAATGCTATCCCACTGATTTCGCAAAATTTAGCCTGGGTCAGCCCTTCAGCCTTTCGGATGGCTCGCAGTTTTTTACCAAGATTCATTTGACATGGTCCTGATCTAATGACTATATTCACCTCGAAAGGTCATTGATTCAGAACCTTTCTCGGCACATAAAACCCCTTGCGAACGGTGCCAAGCGTTTAGGAAGGGGTTCGACGCCAGATCGTAGCACACAAAGTTAATTTTTAACGTTATGAGGTGTAGGCATACAAAGTGGAGGGTTATAAACGTGAACCAAGACGCATTACTCGTTACAGGACTGCATCCAGTCCATGCGGTAACCATGAGCCAGTTCGCTGGCCTTATCGGTAAACCTGAGAGCGCAATCCAGGAAATGGTTAAGCAGCACAAGCTACCGGTGGTTGAGCTGCGTGACCCAAAGAAACCCAATTCCCGCGCGGAAAAATGGGTTTATCTGCCGGAGTTTAACCGCGCAATGCATGAGGCTTACCAAAACCGACCCAAAGAGCAACGCGACGCATGGCTGCTCTGGCTGGGTCTCTGAGGGGAGGGGTCAGTATGAACAACCCGGCATTAATCGAAGTATCGCCAGGCGTATGGCGTTATGGCCAATTCACGATAATGAAGGTCCCCGCTAGATCTAGCGGCAGACGTCTGAATCTGGCTTGTTATGAAGTTTGTCTCGGAGAGAACCGGCAATATTTTGGAAATTTTCGGGCGCTGGCCGAGGCTTGCGATTACATCAATTCGCTTTATGGCCTGCAGAAAGAGGAACCGGAAATCTCGAGAGCGTTTATTGCTGCGGCAAACGCTGTTTTGTATATGTATGCAAAGCGGCAGAGCTTACGTAATGCGCCGGCAAATTCTCCCGCAGAAATTAATTGCGGATATAACCAGCTTTTTAGCCTGGCAGATGTTGCCGCGTATGCCGGAGCGCGCGAGTCGGAGCTAATTCGTGCGGCGGCGGAATATTGGAAACGCTCCGAAGTGGCACCGGATTTTTTTAATTGAGGTTATTAATGGATGAGCCGGAAATTAAAAAAGATATGGCGGATTGCCTTATGAAAATTATTTATGCGCAGCAGTTTAATAAAGCGCTTGAGGACTATCATTTTAATAGTGAGTTTTCAGGCGATAACACAATGCCGTTTAAAGTCTTATCAATGGCCGCGCATCATTTATATGGCTGGTTTTTCTGTACTGGAGACACGCAAGCCGCCGCGGAAATGGCGCCGCTACTTAATCAGCTGCGCCGCAATGAAGTGCCGCGGCCATTCAATCTCGAGCAATGCGAGGTTTGATGATGAGAGCTAAAGAGTTCGGAGCGCCGACGGCGGAGCAGGTCGCCATCGGGCAGAAACATTTAAAACACATCCGAGAGTCATTTGATTTTCTCTCGGACAAATTCACGCATTACGTGATTTATTTTAATTCTCTGTCGTCAAGATATCGCGGGTTGATTTATTTTACCGCAGGCATTAAGCGCGAGCGACATAGCATTAATTTTCGCGATCTAACTGGCGCCGAGCAAGAGGCGGTAATGAAAGCAATGGACGAACTTGTCAGTCTCATTAATTCATTTCGCCATTTAGTCAATAAACATTAATTAACCAGCGAGATTTTTAAGGCGCTTTACTGCGTCGGGATTCGCTTTATCTAAAGTGAGGCTTTTATGTGTCATAAAAAAGAAATAATCCCGTCGGAAATACACAATATTCGACGAGATGCGAACACGGGGTGCCGATCATGAATGAGACGCTCGGCACTGTAATCTCGGTAGCGGTGGGGTTTGTTCTGGCCCTGTTGGTGATTAACGCACTGTTTCTGGTATACGCCGCGGTGCGGCTTGCGTGGTATCACTACCGGCTCAACCAGCTGCGCCGGGCTGGCTATATGCTGTTTATGCGCCAGCCGCCGCTATTCGAAGTTTTGCTCAGGTTCCGCACCTGGGATATTTACCGCCTGGTCGACTTCCCGCCGCATTATGTTGAGTACGGGCGGCGCTGTGGCAAAAACACCGCCGCGGAGCACTGGCGCAATGGCCGGTAAACCACACGGCACGCGCGGCCGCTATGAGCCGACGCCTCCACCGCCATACCCCGGCGGGCCAGACCCTGCCGGGGTTTATCGCTGGCCGCAGCCTGAGCAACTACCGCCACCGATAGCACCAGCGCCGATATCGCAGGTCGTTAAAAAGTACCGGCGCGGTCGTATGCCACCGGCGCCGGAGCTGGTACCGCCGGCGCAGCCGCCGGTCGCGCAATTCATTGAGCTATACCGCCGTGAGCAGCAGCGTGCTGAGCTGGCCACTATGCCGGCAGATGAGTCTCGCGCCGCATTCCTGCGCCGGCTGCTCGATGCCGCCGGGGACCGCTACTGGAAAAACGAGATCGCCATCGGTGACGCACTGCTCGCTCGTGAGCTCGAGCGGCACGACCCGGCGCTGGTCACTCTGGCCAACCTCAACGCCCGGCCAAAATTTATTAGACAGCCGCTGCTGTATCGCCTGCAGTTAATACGCGAGCAGGGCGACCCGGAGCGCACGAGTACATTTTTATCAGAGCACGTCGAGACTGTACTCGCCCGCCTCGACGCCGTTATAAAACGGCAATTAACCATTCCCTACCGGCAGTTTGCTGGCCGCGAGCGTCTCGACGACCTCCTGCGCCTGCCGCAGCTCGGCCGACGCTCAGTTAAAACGCTGGCCACGATGCTGGCGGCGCATATGAATGACATTTTTGTCCGATTGTATGCTGCGGTCGGCGGTGAACCGACGCCGCTCGAACTGCTGCAGCTCTATAACCAGATGGGCCGTGAGGTGTTAAAGGTTTCTGTCACGCCACCGTATTGGGATGCGTTGAGCATGGAGCGCCGTAAGCGCGGCACTTTCCCGATCGACAAAATCCCCGGGGCGCTCTCTCGTCTGATTTGTGCGTCGTGGTGGCAGGGTAAACTCTGGCACCTGCGCAGCATCTGGCGAGAGGAGCAGCTGCGCGCCGTTTGCCTGGTTAACCGCATTGTGTCGGAGTTCGTCAGTCATGATGCACTAATCGAGCGCCGGGAGCAGCGCCGCAAAAATCTGGATTACATTAGCGCAAACGAGCTCGTTAACGATGAGGGCGTTACTCTTAATATGGAGGACGTCTACTACGCCAGCGCCTCTAATCCGGTTATCAGGCGCATCGAAATGATGGCCACGGTTAAAGGGCTTTCGCTCGTTGCCGAGCAGCGCGGCGATTGCGCGGTGTACTGCACAATCACCACCCCGTCGAAATATCACGCCAGCACCTCGGACGGCCGGCCTAATCCGAAATGGTCTGGCGCCACGGTGCGCGAGAGCAGCGACTATCTGGTCGATATGTTCGCTAGCGTGCGCAAGAGCCTACATCGTAAGGGGTTGCGCTGGTATGGCGTGCGCGTCGCCGAACCGCACCACGACGGTACCGTGCACTGGCACCTGGTCATATTTATGCGCAAGCGCGACCGCCGGCGCATTACGGCCGAGCTGCGGAAATTTGCGATCAGGGAGGACTGCGCCGAGCTCGGAAATAATACAAAACCCCGCTTTGACTGCGGCCTCATTGACCCTCGCAAGGGCTCGCCGGTGAGTTATATCGCCGCATATATAGGCAAAAATCTGGATGATGGGCCGCTGCGCGGGAAAAAAGACGCCAGCGGCAAGCCCATGAAAAGCGACGAGGCCGACCGGCCGATCGCGGACACCGTCGAGAATGCCGTCGCCTGGTCGTCATTGCACCGCGTGCGACAATTCCAATTTTTCGGCATCCCGAGCCGGCAGGCGTACCGTGAGCTCAGGCTGCTGGCCACTCAACTGCAGCGCACGCTCAAACCCAAGCGAGGCGCGCCACTGCTGGCTAACCCTGAGCTTGACGCCGTACTCGCTGCAGCCGACGTCGGCTGCATCGCCACGTACATTACAAAACAGGGCGGCGTGATGACGCCCCGGGATCGTCATTTGGTGCGCACTGCCTATACCCTCGCCGACCAGCTCAACGACTACGGCGAGCAGGGCGTGCGGATTTTTGGTGTCTGGTCGCCGAAATATGGCCGCGACTCACGTATCTGCACGCACGCAGATAACTGGCGCCTGCAGCGGAAAAAAGCGCAGCCGGCCGATGCCTGCAGCGGTCCGGGTTTTGACGTTGACCCTTCCCGGGGCGGTCCTTCCGCCCCTTGGACCTGTGGCAATAACTGTCCCCCCGGCGAAAAAACAACCACAAAAAATGCAGAATTCGAACCGATAACCGACGAACAAATCCGCAATCCGGCACTTTTAACGCGGCCGCAGCGGTACGCACTGCTGCGACGGTTGCGTGCCGGTATGGAAAAACCACGTAAACCACCGCAACGGGTACCCCCGCCGACCCCGGACAGCGCTGATTTTGTCCGTAACGCACTCGGCGCGATGGGTATCACGGCCGATGATGGCCAGATTGCGGCTATTTTGCGCGGCGCGGCGCTCTGGCTGGACGGTGACGTCGTGCAGCTGCGCCGCGGCGTGCTCGATGTCCGGCCAGAGCGGCTGTATTGTCGCGCCTGCTGCCGGGAAATTAACGCACAAAACCCGGTTATATCTACTGGCTGCGCTGCTTGTGAGGGCGACGCTTGATGGGTGCGTAATTGCAAGTGACTTGACTACCCGTTTTCATTTTACTTAACCATATCCAATAAAAAATGGTTACTGACGTTAGGTTGAAAGACATGGTATCGTCCGACTGGCAGCTGAGTGCCAGAAGTGGTCGTTAATAGTAAGAAAGTGTAGGCTCGCAAAAAGTGGCTACTTTTTTACATTGGAATAGGGTCTGTAGCTGCGATCCAGTCCGGCGGAATTTCCATTTTTCTGCCAGATTTATATGTGCCTTCCATTAAAAGATTTAATTGTTTTTTGTGCTGTTTTATTGCCCATGTCAAGCTCTGGAACTCAAATGCAATTCGTAAAAATGATTGCGTTGATACCCTCAACCCACCATCCAATATATTTCCTGTTGCTGAAACTTGAGCATACCAATGCTCATCTTGTAAGAAAGTGATATGTAGACCATTTCTCTTAAATCTTCTCTTTATGACTTGCAAATCAAGAAGAACTAAAATGATTAAATTTCCATTTGTGAAGTTATATATATGTTCGGGGTTTAAAGAAAGTTGGAACGGTGTATAGGGGTGCCAATTCATTTCTCTTTTGTAGTCGTTCAAATTGAGCATATGAATATACTTTCCAGGTATCTGGTCAAAAATATTTTTCTTGAGTTTTGTTATCGCTAGATAGTGAATTCCTCTCTCTGGTGAGACATGGCTAATGCCTTCTTCATAGGACTTACTTATACAATCATTAATAGCATGCAAGTGATACTGTTCTTTTCCTATGTGTTCGCGTCTTAATACAGGCCCTACACCTCGGAAGTTATCAGCCTCATCTTTTATTAAAAAGCTATTTAGCTCATCTATGTTTCTGAGTTGTTTTTCCCCTCTTTTATTCAGTTTGCCTGATGTTTTCACTTCAATAGGATAGGGATCATTATGACCTAGTAGGCATACATCGCCATGCCTTAGCGTATTTGTAAGATCGCAAAGCACTGCAGGCACATTTTTTTGAGCTGCTTTTTTTAGAAGCATTATTTCGGATTTTATGCCTTCTTTTCCAGAAATGAATCCGGCAGTTTCCTTTACATGATAATTTTCATTATAAAGAAAGTGTTTTATTGAATATTTATCACAAAAATGGAATGCAATGCTATCTCCATACATTTTCCATATATAGATGATATATCTATAGCTCTCTATTTTTTCTTCAAATTTACTTATAAGAGATGCTATTTCTTTTGACCGTTCTTTGGTTGGCCTATCATTTGCTTTTTCAAGACGTAAATTTTGAATTATTCCTTTTGTGCGAATGATTGATTTCTCTGCCTCTTTAATTTTCTTTAAAAGCAGTAGTTGAAAGTCTACGATTGCTCCTGTCGACAATTTTTTTTGTGTCTTAATAATGTGAAGCATCATCGTCAATTGTTCAAGACTCTTCTTATACCTGGCAACCATTGATTAGCCCCTCCAAAAAAAACACTGTAAAATATGTCATGAACTTAGCACAAAATTCAGCAGTCTTGCGACAGGTTTTCATAGTCTCACAACATGCATCGAAATCTCGCAGCCATCTAAAGCTCCGCTCGTCTATCAAGTCATTTTGATACTTTTTAACCGAGATCGAAATATTCGCTCGATACTATTTAACGCGGGCCGGTGCGAAAACTGGCTTTTTGCGCCGGCCAGGGTTGAACAACGAGCCTCGCGAGGCGTTAGTGCCATAAAAAACCCCGCTTTCGCGGGGTTTCTGTTTCAGCCTGCAGGCTGCAGCAGCTCGAGCAGCAGCTGCCGCTCCTCGGGTTTGAGTCGCTCGACAATCCCCTGCAGCAGTCCGCTGTTATCCAGCCCGCTGGGGGTAATGTCATGTTCGCGGCTCATACTCCATGCCGAGGTTCGGCTGCATTCCACGTTTGTGCACGTGTAATAACAGGTCGCAAATTCGCCGCGCTTCTGCCAGTTAGTTTTGCGGTTGTGCATCCGGGCGCCGCACGCGCTGCAGGTAACAATAATAACGGCCATTGACCAGCCTCCGGGGTTGCGGGATTGGCCAGATTTTAGCACTTTATGCCGCCTTTTACTCATAAAGCCCCCGATTCACCAGGTGTAATTACAACCTCATTCTGCGGCCGCTCAGTTTTTGGCGGATTATGGCCGTCAAGGCCGTTAAATTTCAGTTTCAACCGCGGCGGGATTTCATCATCTTGATCCACCATGCTGGCGAGCATCCTCTGCACCGGGATAACTTCATCGAGGCGGTAGGTCTCGCGCGCCGTTTCCGGGTTCGGCAGGCCAGCGGTATTCTGCGGAATAATCCCGGCGAGCCCGGCCGGGAACCGGTGAGCCGTGAGCACGTCCTGCGCGCTGATGTTTTTAATATTGCTGAACTCGTCTTTAACGCCGGCATCGCCAATGGGGATAAACTGGACCCCTTTTTCGCCGCCATCGGCGATGTTGATATACATCATTTTAAAATTGCCGACCCCTTTCGATTGCTCGATTTTTTCTGCAATGTCGTCCTCCATCTCATCCGTAAGATTCGGATCGGTGGTGTAGACAATCCCGCCAGTGTGGGCGCCGTTGTGGTAGTAGCGCCGGCGAAATATCGTCGCCTCGGTATTGAGTAACGCGCTATGCATGCCGCCGATATAGTCAGGCAGGCCATAAACCTGCTGTTGCGGATCGTACTGGCGCGAAAACAGCACATCACGAGCTGGATAAATCAGCGCCGGCCCTTTCTGCAATACCGCAAAATCACCATCTTTACGCCGACGCACATACATGCCCGGCAGCGGTACCAGGTCGACCACGTCGCGCCAGCCGTTGCGCACTTTGAGCAGTGCCACATCGCCAAACATGAACCAGTCCGACGCCGCCTGCCTTAACTCCATCAGGCTGAGACCGCCGCCCAGATAGTCGGAGAGCACCATATTGCCGCGGGCGTAGAGTATCGAGCCGTGCGCCGCGCACATGTTGGCCAGCTGCGCCAGCGCGAGCCGGTCTATCGGCTGGCGCCAGTAGTTCGCGGCCTCGTCGAACCATATTTCGTGGTATTGCGTGCCCTGCGTAAGTACCGGCATTGGTGTGTCGGTGGTCACAATACTGAATTTTCGGCCGGACTTTGCCGGCGCGGCCGGCTGCGTCTGCGGCCGCTTTTTGAAGCGCTGTTTCCTGCTCATTGATTTTACCTGTCAGACGTCGCGCCCAGCCCGATTTGCGCTTGCGCTCGTTGTTGAGGGGTTCGCAGATAACTGCGTGTGAGATGGCGAAAAACTTGTCGGCGTGGCCGGTTTCGGCGCTGCGATCGGCGACGAACGTCATCGAGCTGCCGCTATTGGTTGTTGTGTGGCGTATGGCCATGAAGCTGGCAGCGATGCCGCGGTCCTCGGAATCCCACGCGAGCCGCTTGTGCTCGACGAGGTCAACCATTTTGAGGACCAGGTCATTTTTTGATTTGACGCTGTAATGAATGGCCACGGCCTGCCGGCGGGCAAACTCCTGGACCATTTCAAACACTGGCCCGCCGATGCCGGTCACATCGACGCCGATGTGCGTTATCCGGTACCGCTCGAAATATTCCTTTATCCGCTCGACCTGCCATTTCCAGTTAAATCCGTGCCACGTGTCGACGCGCAGCACGCGGAATGGCTCGCCGTCGGCCTGCGGCGGCGCTACGATGACAAAACAGGCTGTATCGCCACTGCGGGCGGGGTCATAGCCCGCCCATACCTCGCGCTGGCCAAATGGCCGGATTGCGTCGGGGTCGTGATCCTGCCAGGTGCTGACGCTGGCGAGGCAGCGCTCTACCTGGGCGAAACTGAACACGGCGTCGCCGGCGTCGACAAACTCGCACATATAAAGCTGTTTAAAGGCGCTGGCGCTGTTCTCCTCCTGGATTTCCTCGATATTGATAAGCACGAGCGTGGGGTCGCCGGCTGCGGCCGCGGCGGCTTCCATATCCCGGACCGCCTCCTCGACGGTCGTAATAAGTCGCCAGTGGTTGTCGGGGCACATGACCCCGCTCTGCATATCGGTAAACGATGGAAACGCCACGTTTTCGCGTTTAGCTGAGCCTTTGCGCCACTCGTCGCCAGTCCAGAATGGGTAAGCCTGGTGCGTTTTCGCTGACGGGGTCGAGATATAGGTCCGGCGCAGGTAGGTATGCGTAGCGATAGCGCCGGCGACTTTTTTCAATTCGCGGAAATTCCGCTGCCAGAGAAATTCGTCGATATAAATATTCGCGCAAAAACCCTGGGCGGTGCTTGAGTTGGTCGACAGGAAATGCAGCTCGGCGCCGTTGCTTAAAATGATGGGGTCGCCGGTCAGTTCGAGGCCGAAAAGTTGCTGCGCAAATTTGACGATATAGCGCCGAAAAATCAGCGACTGCGGCCGGCTGGCAGACAAAAATGCCTGATTATTGCCGGTGAGAATGGCGTCCTCGAGCGCTTCAAACGCAGCATACCAGGTGGCACCAATCTGGCGCGACTTAAGCCAAATCCGGTTACGGTGGTGTTTTGCGTCGCGTAGTTTCTTCTGATAACCGAACAACCCGTCGACGAATTTCTGCAAATCCTCCCGACTGATACTGTCGATATTATTGCGTTTACGTCGCCCGCGGCGCTGCGGGGTCTCCTGACCCTCACCGGCTGGCGCGCCTCCACCCTCGCGATCGGCGCTGCGTTCGGTGCCGGCAGTGGCGCCGGTACCGCCGCCGAGCTCGAGCTGCCGCATTTTTTCGGCATGTTTATGCCGGCTGGAAATGAGCCGCACGTGCATATCGATATATTTATCGAGCTCGCGCAGCTCGGCCTCGGTTTTATTTTCCCTGTCAACCAGCGCCGCCGCCCGGCGGTTTATAATCTCCTCGAGCCCCTCCTCGCTAAGCAATTCCCGCCATTTATATTTTTCCGCCCATGAATAAACCACCCGCACAGAGTTGAGTTTTAACTCCTCGGCGATTTCTTTCGGGGTCCATCGCTTGAGGTAAAACGACCGTGCGAGTTTTATTGTTTCTTCTGAATAGCGGGATTTTCTTTTCATTGGCCCATTATCGTTATTTATTCAGGGGCAAATGAGGGGTAAATATCTGGTTAATTCTAAAAGAGTCCGTATTACGAATTAACTGGAAACAAACCCGATGCCCGTTAATTACTAATCGCTGATACTGGCGGCATCGTATTAATTACGGAAAGCATCACAATGGCACGCTCTCATTTAATGACAGACTGGATATGTATTGCCACGGAAGGGGAAACGGTTGACGGCCGTAATTTAGAGGCGCAATGGCTCATTGATATGGCCGAAGCCTACGACGCTGAGGGTATTTATACAGCACTGCTGTGGCCGGAGCACGAAAGATGGTGGGGTAGTTGCGGCGAAGTGCTGGCGCTTAAGTGTGAGCAGGTCGATGGCCAAACAAAGCTATACGCTCGCCTGCGCCCTGAGCAGGAATTACTTTACGCGAACCAGCGCGGACAACTGCTGTTTTGCAGCATCGAACCGACACCGACGCTCAATTTTCGCGGCAGCGGCAAGCCCTATCTAGAGGGGCTGGGAGTGACTAACCAGCCAGCAAGCGTCGGCCTTGATCGTATGCGCTTTAACGCTAAAGAAACCGGCGCCATTTACGGCGCATTCGAGCCGCTGGTATTTCGCGACGTGGCAGAAATTGACGAGGACGATATGAGCAATAAAAGCACATCACCCAAAAAAACGTTATTCCGCAGCCTGTTTAATATTCCTGACCCGGAAAGTAAAAAAACGGAAGGTAAACCGGTGGAAAAACCGAAAAAAAGCATGTTTAGCAAGAGTATGAAATTTTCAGAAGAGCAAATCGAATCACTGGTCGAGGTGGTGGAAGAGCTGGTCGAAGAAAACGAAACGCTTGCCGAAACGCTGGAAGAAATTAAAGAAAAGCTCGATGAGGTTGCCGAGAAAGTCGACGCGGTAGAGGGCGAGGTGAGCAGCGATGAATATAAAAATATGCGTAGTCAAATTAAAGATGTTAACGCCAAATTCGCTAAGCTCGACAACGTTACCACAAACTTGCCAGACAATAACCCCGGCGATAAAGGCCCCAAAAAATACGCTTTCTGAAATTAGGCTAATTGACCAGCGAAATAAAGCGCCGGGGCCATTTTGCGGCCTGCGCCTCGATAAAGTGAGAAAAAATTATGACCGTTAATATTAATCGCATGTACGAGTTAACGTCGGCCTACTGCCGGCACGTCGCGCAGGCAACCGGCGGCGACCTGTCAAAGCTACCGCTGACAAATACCGGCGTTGGCCTGTTTTCCATTAGTCCGCCGCAGGAAACGGCGCTGCGTCTGGCATTAATGGAAGCCAACTGGTTTTTGCCGTTGATCCACGTGCGCGAAACTGCGCAGATTCGCGGGCAGGTGATTGACGTCGGTAATCCGGGTTTATTCACTGGCCGTAAGCAGGGCCGATATACCAAGGACGTCGGCGTCAGTGGTAACACCTACCAGCTGTATAAAACTGACAGCTGCGCCCGCCTGCCATGGGAAATGCTCGCCGACTGGATACATTCAGGTACGACAGACGAGGAGTTTATCGCCCTGGTCGCTGAGTTCACTATCCGCTCATACGCTAACGATATCGTGCGCATCGGGTTTAACGGCACGCATGTGGCGCCGGTGACTGACGAAGACAACTACCCGAACGGCGAGGACGTTAACATCGGCTGGCACCAGATAGCGAAAAATTTCGACACGCTGCACGCCAACCCGGCCACGCCTGACGAGGACCGCATCCCGGGCTTTACTCCTCGCGTGCTCAATCCCGGACCCATTACGCTGGGGCCTACCGGCGACGTTAAGACCCTCGACGCGCTGGCCTCGCTGCTGATTTCTACGACTATTCCTGCGCAGTTCCAGAGCGACCCCAGCATCGTTTTGCTGGTCGGGCATGACCTCGTCGCCGCCGAGCAGTTCCGACTGTTCCAGGAAGCAGGAAAACCGACGGAAAACATCGCCGCGCAGATGCTGGCAAACACCGTCGCCGGTCGTCGCGTTCACGTTGCGCCGTTCCTGCCTGGTAAACGTATTGCCGCCACCACGCTGCAAAACCTGCAGGTGCTGACGCAACGCGGTACGCAGCAGCGCCGCGCTGAACACGTGCAGGACCGCGAGGGATTCGAGAATGCCTGGTGGCGCATGCAGGGTTATGCCCTGGGTCATCCGATGATGTATGGCGCGTTCGACGACGACGTTATCGAAATCGAGGACGAGGACGTTATCAAGGACGCCCTCGGTGGCTGATGCCGCCGGCGTGGCCGGGAGGCTGCGCCGATGTGATACACGAGTTTAAGGGGTGATTTTATGGCGTTTAACGCGCTCAGCTTCCGCCGGCAAATGCTCAACCACGCAGAGAAAAACCGGCCCGGCCGCAGTGACGCGGCCCCGACTCATGAGGTCAGCGATAGCCTGCATTTGCAGCTGCTGGCGCTCGACCGTGACCTGCAGCGGTTACGCGACTTGCCGCAGATAAAACAGCGCGTCGATCTTAAACGCGACGAGCTGCTGCCGAAATGGGCGCCCTATGTCGAGCGGTACCTGAGCGCCGGCGAGGTTTACCCCTACGCCGTTTTCGGCTGGTGCGTTATCTGGCTGTTTGACGTGGGTGAGCTCGAGCGGGCGCTCGACTGGGCCAACATTGCTATCGCGCAGGACCAGCCGACCCCGGAGCGCCTGCGGTCCCGCTTCCCGGCATTCGTTGCCGACCAGATTCTCGCCTGGGCAGAGCTGCAGGCCGAGTCTGGCCACGCCATCGAGCCGTATTTTTCGCAGGTATTTAAACACGTGCGTGAGGACTGGCGACTGCACGAAAAGCACACGGCCAAATTTTATAAATTCGCCGGCGAGCTGCTGCTGCGTGACCAGACCGGGACGCCGGCGCCGAGTGTTATCACTGACCGTGAACGGCTCGCGAAATCGCTCGAGCTGCTGCTCGTTGCCGATCGGCTCTGGCCGAAAATTGGCGTTAAATCACGAATTAATCGCGTTGAGGCTCGCCTGCGCCAGCTCGAGAAAGAGCAGCAGCAGGCTGACAGCGACGCATAGTTTTAGCTGGCAACTGGCCAGCTTTACCGGCACCCGGCCAGCCGGGGCGGGCGCAGGTGGAGGCCGCAGCGCGTAAGCGCTGAACCGGGTCGGGGAAACCTGGACAGCCCGCACCCATTCAGGAGGCGATCACGTGTTACGACCGGGCAACAACGGCTATCAGGCCGCGACCCTTCAAAATACGGAATTCTGGCCGGATCTCGAGCTTGAGGACTTCCAGCGCCAGCGCTCGATACCGCCGGATATTAATCACGAGACGGTCGCCGGCGCCCTGCTCACTGCAGTGAGTGAGATTAACGCCAGCCTGCTGACATTTGTCAGCAAACAGCAGCGTGCGGGGTATTTGACGGCTGCAGCAGTGCCTGGGGCAAAAATTGAAGGGGTGAATGAGCTCACCGCACTGTATATCCGGGCGGTGCACGCCCGGGCAAAGGCCGACCTGATGGGCGAATTTGCGGCAATCAGCCGGCAAAAAGAAAACACCAATCAGGACGCACCGCAGACAAAGGCGTCGTTACTTGCCGAGGCTGCGGTCGCTATACGTCGAATTAAAGGGCTTAAGCGCGTGGGGGTTCACCTGATATGAAAACGCAGCTCGATGCACTGTTCGGATTTGTTACCAGCAATCTGCCGGCGCGCCTGCAGGATACGTCGGGCTTTGATAGCTGGATGGAGAATATCGAGCTCACCGTCGACGAAAAAAACGTCGGCAGGCTGGCGCCGGAGGATGGCGGGGGGATGCAAAAGCGTATTGCGATTCGACGTTATGACGGCGTTCTCGCATGGGAGCGCTGGCCGTATCGCCAAATCGACCCCGATGTGCTGTTCGCCCTGGTGGGCGCGTGGCTTGGGGAGCACGCCGACGACCTGCGCGAGCGGCTAAACCTCGGTAGCCCTATGCCTGACGTTGAAATCCGCGATAACGAGAGCGCGATCGTAGCAATTTCGGTGCCGCTGGCCGATGAGCTCATTTTAGTGCCGGACCCCGACGGCATTATCCCGCTGCGCGGCCTGCGTTACAGCCTCGCCAGTGCGCAAATACGACCGGCGGAAACGTTCGGGATTGCAGCGCAGCCCAAACGGGAGATTGAGCGATGAATATTTCGCTAACGCTGAACACGCAGCAGTTTAAAGAAATGCGCCGACAGATTGACGCGCTCAACCTGCCGCCGCGAAAACAGGAGCGGCTGCTGTGGCGCATTCTGCAACGTGGCGTTATGCCTGCAGCGCGAGCTCACCAGCGCCGGCAGGAGAGCGCCGACGGGGTGAAATGGCCAGGGAGGGCCAAAGGGGCAAAAAAAAGATGCTGCGCCAGCTGCCTAAAATGATGGCCATCCGCCAGATGCCGGCGAAATCGTCGGCACTGATTTACCTCAAAGGCAGCAAGCGCGTGCCGCCGGGCGTGGTGGGGGTAGCTCAGCAGGGCGGGCAGACCGTGACGGTAACCGCCAGCCAGGCGAAAGCGCAGAAAAAAGCGCAGGGTATGGCCACGCTCAAACAGGCGCGACGCCTGCGCCAGCTGGGTTATATGCCGTACCCGGTGACCGACCCGCGGGTCGCAAAATTAGACGAGATCCTCGTCAGCCTGACCCGGGACAAGGCCGGGCTGATTATTCGCAACATGGAAGGGCGGGAAGCAAAAAAGACCTGGAAAAACACATTACCGGCGCGTGAGTTTTTGGCGGTGAGTGACGATGAATTTAACAAAATCCTCGCGCGTCAGCTGCAGGCTGTGAATTACGGCCTCGGCGTGCGGGCGCAGGACGTAAAGGGGAAGGTAAAGCGATGACATGGCCAGCCGTAGATATTAACCAGATTAACCAGTATCAGGGCGCAATCACTGAAATCGAGCGCACGATGCTGCTCGTCGGTGCTGCCGGCGCCACTGCAGGCGACAAAAATCCGTTAACGGTCGTTAACGCACAGACCGATCTCGACAGCGAGCTCGGGCACGTCTCGCCGGCACTGCTTGAGCAGGTCCGGGCGGCGCAGGTAAACGGCGGGCAGGGTTGGGGTGCCTATGTGCTGGCCATTGACCCGACCACCGCCAAGCCGGCGGAGTGGCCGACCGCTATCGGGCTGGCACTGTCCGACGTGAGCGTCGAGGGGGTGCTCGTCTGCAGCGATGTAGATGACGCAACCACCGGCCGGAAACTAATCAACGACCTGCAGGCGCTGCGGGCATCCCTTATCAGCTCGCTGGGGCGCCGCGTGTGGTTTATCGTCACCGTAGCCGGCGCGGCCGCAAAAGAGCAAACCTGGGCAGATTATCGCGACTGGCTCAACACGCTGCAGAAAGATATTGCCGCAAATGCCGTGATGCTGGTCCCGACCCTGTGGGGTAACGAGGCCGGGGCGCTGGCGGGCAGGCTGTGTAATGCCGCCGTAACCGTTGCCGATAGTCCGATGCGCGTCGCCACCGGCGAGCTGCTCGGGCTTGGTATTGATTCCAGTGATAAGCCGGTCGATGCCGACGGCGTAGAAATTTCTCTCGCCTACCTGCAGGCGTTCCACGACCTGCGCTATAGCGTGCCGGCGTGGCATCCAGACTATGAGGGTGTGTACTGGTCCGATGGCCTGCTGCTCGAGGTTAAGGGCGGCGACTACAGCGTCATAGAGCACCTGCGCATACTCGATAAAGCCGCTCGCCGGGTCCGGCTGCGGGCTATTCCGAAAATTGCCGACCGGGGGCTCAATAACACCGAGGCCAGCATCGAGCGCCATAAAACCTATTTTGCTGCGCCGCTGCGTGAGATGTCGCGCTCGGTGCAGATTGGCATTACGACATTTCCGGGTGATATCGAGCCTCCACAAGAGGGGGATATCACGATCACCTGGTTAACCCGCGAGCACGTGGTTATCGGTGTGTCAGCGAAGCCATATACCTGCCCGAAAAAAATCACCATCAATATTGCGCTCGACCTGAGCCTGGAGGATTAACCCATGACATCACGCATCGGGGGGATGGATTACGACGTCAGCTTCGGCACTGAGGAGGTGCACGTCGAAAGCTGCACGCTTGATATTACCGATAACACGGCAGTCGCAAAAAACAAGGGGCGCCCGGCTGGCCACGTTAACGGCGATTGTACGGCCGAGGGTGAAATCGAGGTCGATGAGAAAAATTTTAACAAACTAAACGTTGCTGCAGGTGCAGCCGGTGGCTGGCGACGGCTCAGGCCCGGCGACATGCTGTTTTACGCAAACACCGGCGACGAGGTTTCGAAAGTGGAGGCGTTCGGCTGCAAGCTGATTCTCACGTCAATTATCAATATCGACCCAAACGGGGCCGATAAATCGACGAAAAAAATCAAGTTTCTGGTGACCGGCGAGGAGTTTATCAAAATCAACGGCGTGCCGGTGCTGAGCGAGGACGACGTGAGCGGCCTCGCGGGGTAAACATCGTGTTAGGAGCCTGGGCGCTGTTGCTGTTGTTGTTTGGTGTCGGCGCTGCGGTTGAACTGGCGCGCGTTCTGAATAGCGACGAGCAAATCACAATGCGGCTGATTGTCAGCCGGATGCTGGCCGGCGCGGTGACCGCGGTCCTTGCGCTGCTGGCCAAATTTAAACACCCGGATATCGAAGACCTCGCGGTCGTCGGGCTGGGGGCGGCGGTGGCGGTGGTGGGGTATACCGCGCTGCAGCCGGCACTCAAAAAACTGCTTAAAGCGCTGTCGCGCGTCAATCTGAGCGACGACGGCGGGAGAAAGGGCGATGACTAAAGACGAAATTATCGACGAGATCATCCAGCGAGAGGCCGGCTATGTGAATCATCCGGCAGACCGCGGCGGGCCGACAAACTGGGGTATTACCGCAAAAACCGCGCTTGCGCACGGTTACCACGATGTAAAAGCGCTCACGCGTGAGCAGGCCCGGGCGATTTACGAGGCGGATTACTGGTACGGTCCGCGGTTCGACCAGGTGGCCGCAGTAGATGCAGCTATCGCTGATGAGCTGTGCGATACCGGCGTCAATATGGGGCCGGCCGTGGCCAGTAAGTTTCTGCAGCGCTGGCTGTCTGCGCTCAACCTGCAGGGCAAGCTCTATCCTGATCTTGACGCCGACGGGCGCATCGGTCCGCGGACTATCACTGCACTGCAGGCGTATTTAAAACACCGCGGCGCCGACGGGCGCACCGTGATGCTGCGCGGCCTGAATTCCAGCCAGGGCGCCAAGTATCTTGAACTTGCCGAAAGCCGGCCAGCTAACGAGGCGTTCCTCTTTGGCTGGATGCTCAACCGCGTGGGGTGACCTCATGAAACTGTCGCAGATTTTCAGCCTGTGGCCGGCCCTCATGATTGGGCTATTCGTCGGTATGCTGGCCAGCGCACTGCAGGTTAATGCCGTGATTAGCAGCGGACTGCGCGAGGCGCAGGCAATGTCCACCACTGAGCGCACCAATCTGATTAATGATATTTCGACCGCGTCGGCCGAAAAGGTCGCCGGCAGGCTGGAGGAGCTGCACAGCAATGAAATCACCGTCGAAAAACATTTCACAACGGAAATTATTAAACCGGTATTTACCAGCATTTGCGCTACTGATGAGTATGTCCGGTTGTTCAACGAATCCAGCGCCGCGGCCGAGCGAGCCCTATCAGGTCATATTGATGGCCGAATGCCCGGAAACCCTGCCGCGCCTCACCGGTAACACCGGCGCCCATTTTGACGAGGTGTTGCGCCCATTGCGCAGCATGTATACCACCTGCGCCGCGAGGCATAACCAGCTCGTGCGCGAGATTAAACAGAGAGAGAGCATCAAATGAGTGAGCAGAAACCAATTACCCTGACCGTTAACGGCACCGACCTGATTTTTGAACCGAACCGCGTCGCGTACAACCAGTTATTAAACTCGCTGGAAGTCAAAAACAAAACCGGCGCCGTGCGCGATTACCTGCTGAAAATCGTCAGCCCGGAAAGCCGCAGCGCCCTGCTGGAGCTGCTCGACGCAAACCCCAGCGCCGGCATGCAGCTGGCGCCGGCTATCAATGACACATTCGCGCCAGCGCTGGAAATCGAAATAAAAAAATAGACGCTCTACTGGTCAGCATCCGGCGTAACCGGTACGAGCAACTGGTCACCCTGCGCCGGCATTTTCTGCCGGCGCCATCTGACGCCGACGAGCCGGCCGACAGCCTGCTCAATCTCGCCCGGGCGGCGTGGCTGGCAGAGTACCATCACGAGCGCGACGTCAACGCCACCGCAGCGGCGATCGCCTACGCACTCACCGGTAAACGCTGATGAAAGAATTAACATTTGCCCTGAATCTCAAAAACAATCTGAGCAGCCCGCTAGGAAAGGCGCAGGCGTCGATTGAGTCGTTTTCGACCGGTGCCGGCGCAGCGATTAAACGCCTCGCCGGTGGCGCTGCGGGGATATGGGCGACCACAAAATCACTCACCGGCCTGCTGCGGCCGGCCAGTGACGTGCAATCGGCGCTCGATGAGCTGTCAACGCGTAACGTTAGCGAAGATGCGTTAAAAAAAATCTCACTGCAGGCGGCGCAATTCAGCTCTGATTACGGCGTCGCGGCAACTGATTTTATTGGCTCGGTGACGACGATCCGCTCGGCGTTGGCCGGACTGACTGACGACGAGCTGCCGCGCACAGCGTTGGCCGTTAATACGCTGGCCGTCGCGTCAAAAAGCAGCGGCGAGGCTGCAGCGCAATATATTTCGAGTCTGGCGAGCCATTTCGCTGGCGAGGCCAGCCGCATAGGCAATGTGGCATTTGCTGAGAATCTGGCATCAAAAACCGCCTGGCTTGTCCAGAACACCGGGCAGGACATGGCGCAGATACAGCAGCTACTGCAGGGGGCAAAGGGCACCGGCACGGGCTATGGTGTCGGCATGGATGAGCAGCTCGCGGTGCTGGGTAATCTCGGCAACGCCGTGGGTAGTGGTGCTGGTTCGGTTTACGAGGCTTTTCTCAAAAACGCCCGCAGCGGCGCGCAGGCGCTCGGCGTTAGTTTTACCGACGCACAGGGCCGGCTGCTGGCGTTCCCGGACATTCTCGACAGGCTGCAGGCTAAATATGGCGATTCCGTGGCCGGTAATATCCAGCTGCAGGAAAAACTCAACAAGGCGTTTGGCAAGGGCGCGCTGGCACTGGTTAAGACATGGGGCTCGGCCGACAAGCTGCGAAAACAGATCCAAGCCCTGCAGGGCACGCAGGGGCTCGCCGGCGCCACGAGCATGGCCGACAAAATGGCCGATATCTGGGCGCGCCTGAGCGAAACCGGGAAGCGGATAAAAACCGCGTTCGGCAGCGCTTTGCTGCCGGTGTTTGAGCCGCTGATAAACAAACTTATTGCACTGCAGGCGCAGTTTGCGCGCTGGCTGGAAATGTTCCCGAATATCACCCGCTGGCTCGGTTACGTTGTGATTGGTCTGTCGGCTATGACGGCTATCGCGTCGCTGCTCGCGTTGTGGTCCGGGGTAAAACTGCTCGGCGGTCTGCTGGGGTTAAAGACGGCGCTCGGGCTACTAAATGTCACGCTATGGCCGACCCGCATCGGCCTGCTGGCGCTGGCCATTCAGGCCAAGGCGCTGGCCGTTTGGGCCGGCGTCAGCAAAGTGGCGATCGTCGCGTGGAATATCGTGCTCGGTGCCGGCGCTATCGCAATGAAAACCTATGCGGTGGCCACCGGCGCCGCCGGGGCGGCAATGGCTTTTCTGACGAGCCCCATCACGTTAATCATCGGCGCGCTGGCGCTGGTCGCCGCCGGCGTCTGGTATGTAATCCGCAACTGGGACACGCTCAGTGCTGCCGTAATGAATACCGAAGCATTCCGGGCGCTGGTTACGGTGTTTGAGTGGGTCGGGGGTGTTATCGGTGCCGTGTGGGACGGTATCCGGGCGGGCTGGGATGCGGTTGTCGATTATTTTTCTGTGCGTTCGCCGGTCGAGGTTTTTCGGGATTTTGCCGGGGTAATTCGGGGTGTTTTTAGCAGCCTGTGGGATTACCTGAAATCGTCATTTGGTGGCGTCTACAACTGGATAGCGGAAAAACTCAATAAAATTCCGGGCGTCAATATTGACCTCAAAGGCGGCTGTGAGGCGCCCGGCCCGGCAGCGCCGGCCGGCATGACGCCACCGGCAGCGATCGGGGCGGGGGGCGTTGGCAGAGCTGTGGCCGCTGCCGGCAAGGTCGATAACAGCCGGCATGTGGGGACAGTGAATATTTACCCGCAGAACCAGGAGACTTTCGACTCACTGCTCGAATCAAGGGAGCTCGCCGCCGGATGAATGACGAAAAGCAACTTTATTTCGACCTGAAAATCACCGCCGGCAATTTCACTCTGGACTATGCCGGCGAGCCCGGACTATGCAACAACCGAAACAGCATTGCGCAGGACGTTGTGCACATGATTATCGAGTCGGAGCTCAGTAAAAATTTAGTCGCTGAGCGCAGCCCGACGCTGCGTTACGACATTGCGCAGCAGCTCGAGCAGCTGGTCGAAACGGACGAGCGCCTCGTGCCGGGCACGGCCACAATTGAGGAGACGGGCGCCGGCACCTGGCTGATAACTGCAGACACATGGGAATTTGGGCCGCTGGCCAGCGAGATGACACTATGACGACAAGAAAACCAGACCCCGACTACGAGGCAATTCTCGCCGAGCAGGGCATGCCGGTGACTGAGGAGCAGGTCCGCAACGAGTTTAACGAGATTGTTAAAGATGCCGGTCTCATCACAAACACGTCGAGAATGTCCCCATTCTGGCGGCTCATAACGGCGATTATTACGCGGCCAGTCATCTGGCTTAAAAATGCTCTGGTCGAAACGGTGATGCGCAATGCCTGGCTGGCCACCGCCGGCGGCGTCTTTCTCGACCTGTTCGCCTGGGCGGTTAATCTCGAGCGTAAAGACGCGAGCGCCGCCGAGGGGGTTATTCGGTTCGCCAAATCTGACGCGCAGCGCGAGGTTACCGTGCCGGCTGGAACGATAATCCAGACCGAGAGAATTAACGGCAAAATTCACCAGGTCATTACCACCGGCGATCGGACTATCGCCGCCGGCGTGGCCAGTGCATTGCTGCCGGTGGTGGCCGTTGAGGAGGGCGCCGGCGCTAACCTCGCCCCGGGCTATTACCGCATTCTGCCGGTGGCCGTTGAAGGTATCGTGAGCGCGCAGAACGAGGAGGACTGGCTAACGGTCCCGGGCGCCGATATCGAGGCCGACGACGACCTGCGCGACCGCACCCGCAACCAGTTTAATCTGGTAGGGCAATATCATATCGACGCGGTTTATCGGGGGATGATTGCCGGCATTGCCGGGCTAACAACTGACCGGATTTATTTTGAGCATGACGCCCCGCGCGGACCCGGTACCGCTAACGTTTATTTGCTGCTCGATGCCGGCGTCGCGAGTACGCCATTTATCCAGACTGTGAACAACTATGTCATGACGCAGGGCAACCACGGCCACGGCGACGACGTGTTATGCATCGCCATGCCGGAGACCCGGCATGATATCCGGGCCACGGTGTATCTTTACGCGTCCTCTTTGCTCAATGACGACGAGCAGGCGGAGTTGCTGCGCAACGTTACAAACATGATTCGCTGTGCGTTCCGCGAAAACAGCGACTATCAGGTCGAGAAAACGTGGCCTTATAACCGCTTTTCAATGTCCCGTCTCGGTGAGGAGATTCACCAGTCATTTACTGACGTTGAGTCGGTGGTGTTCTCGACCGGCGATATTCTCAGCGACCTGAACGTGCCCCGGCTGGGCTCTCTGGTGGTGGTCTATGGCTGAGATTAAATTCCCGAACATCACCGAAACCCTGCCGGTGTGGATGAACAAAGGGGAGCCGCTGACGCTGGCGCACGCATCGCGCACTTGGTGGCAACGTGTCGCCAGCTGGCTGGCGTTTCCGCTGGCGCAGATTGACGTCGACACCTGCGACGAGCAACTGCTCGCCCTGCTGGCCTATCAGCGCGATATCGAACGCTTTGAGGGTGAATCTCTCGACCTGCTGCGCCTGCGGGTCAAATACGCGTTTGTTAACGCCCGGGACGCTGGCAGCATCGCCGGCTTTGCCCGGATTTTTGAACGGCTGGAAATTGGCCAGATCCAGCAGCTCGAGCGCCAGCTGCAGTATGAGTGGGACGTGATTTTGATTCGTATCAACGACGCTCAGCTCGCACGCGATAACACGCTTATGATGAAAATTATCAGGCAGTACGGCCGCACCTGCAGGCGCTATTTTTTCGATGTTCTTAACGAAAAAGCGGCTTATATCCACGGAGGATGCTTTGATAATGAGGCGCAATATTGGTCTGCGCGGGCAATTGTTCATCCGACGAGCGTGACGGCAACGCCTGCAACGCTATCACTGGCCCCAGGTGATATCGGCGTCGTGATTGTCGAGGTTCTTCCTGATGACGCTGAGGATCGTAGTTTTACCGTCTATTGTTCAGATGAAAGCAAAGTTTCATTTATTGTTGAAGGTAATCAACTGATTGTAACGGGCAAAGCCCGCGGTCATGCAACAATTATGATTGCAACCAATGACGGCAATTTAACTGCGGTTGTGAATGTTTCTGTGGTGGCGGTAATGAAATTTATTACCCGCATTGACAGTGCAACCCGGCCAATATTCTTTGCTCATATGGGCGAAGATTTCACGGTTGACTATGGCGACGGCATTGACAGCCGGGATTACCGTTTCGATCCTGCCAGTGAAGCTTCAGGTTGGGTTATTCCTACACGTGAATTAGTACAGGGAAAGGAATACACCATCACGGTTAAGAACACGGAGACCGCCTGTCTGCGCAGCCGCTTAGCCAACTATTCTTCGAAACTGAATCCTGTTGTGGAGTTAATTAGCGTTACAGGCGAAAGAGGTAATCTTTCAGGGTTTGCTTTAGATACTACCGGATTAATGGCTATTCGTCCCGGAGCATTTGACGATTTGCCAAACGTGAATAACTGCAAAAATATTTTTACCAACTGCTCGTCGCTTACAGGTATTCCGGCGTCGTTGTTTGATCGGATGAAGGTAGAGGATTTTTCGGACGCATTCAGAGGGTGTACATCACTAACTGAAGTTCCAGCGGGGCTATTTGCAAACCAGTCTGAGGCGATCGACGTCTCATCGGTATTTGCAGGCTGTACCGGCCTGAAAAGTATCGGCAATAGTTTGTTCAATGGCTGTGCATCTGCCGTGAATTTCAATTATGTATTTGATGGTTGCTCGACGCTTGAAAATATCGGCACGGGAATATTTACAGGATGCGCTTCAGCAGGGACATTCTCTTATAGCTTCAGGGCGTGTAAAAATCTTCTTGCCTTGCCTGCTGATATGTTTGCGGATGTTCCGGGCGGTGCATTCACCGGCGTATTCCAGAATTGCGCGGCACTGACAGCAATCCCTGCAAACCTATTCAAAACATGTTCTGAAGCGAATCATTTTGGTGGTGCATTTACTGGCTGCTCGCAGCTTCTTTCTGTTCCTGCCGGCCTGTTTGCAGGTCTGGCGAAAGTCACCTATTTCGGGACAGTCTTTTCTGGTTGCAGTTCACTGAAAACGGTCGGCGCGGGTTTATTTGCCGGGTGTAGCCTGGCGCAGACATTCGCCTCTGCATTTTACAGCTGCCGCTCTCTTGAAACTGTAGCGAAAGATATTTTCAGCGGCTGCGGAGAGGTGACGACCTTTGCCAGTACGTTTTATGGGTGCAGCAGCCTGACGGCGCTCCCGTCCTTTGCTGACTGCGCGAAAGTCACCACTTTCTCATACGCTTTTGCCAACTGCGAATCGCTCACGAAAATTGATGCAGAGGCTTTTGCTGAGAAAGAGCTGGTCACGACATTCACATACGCTTTTGTAAACTGTACTTCGCTTGTTTCTGTGGGGAACGGCGCATTTCGGGGATGTAGCGCGTTAACCAGCCTGGGCTATACGTTTTCAGGTTGCCGCGCTCTGGTTTCTCTCGCGGGAGATATGTTTGCCGGTTGCACCAAAGTGACAGCCGTCGATTTCTTATTCGACAAGTGCTCCGCGCTGGTTGAACTGCCAAAAGAGCTATTCAGCGACATGGTGTCCTTGAAAGGCATGGGATCGACTTTCCGGGATTGTACAGCACTCATCTCGCTACCATCCGGCCTGCTTGATGGTTGCATCAATCTCACTTCGTTAACGCTGACATTCTCGGGCTGCACCTCACTGGCGTTATTGCCTGGCGATTTGCTGAAAAACAACATTCTTCTGTCCGGCGCCGGATCGACGTTTTACGGTTGCACCTCACTGGTAAATATTCCGCCGACGCTGTTCGCGTCCTGCTCTCTTATTACCTCGTTTGGCGCCACGTTCCAGAATACCGGCGTGGAGGAAATACCGGAAAACCTGTTCAGCGGCAACCCGCTGGTGACCTCTTACGGCCAGACTTTCAGGGGCTGTAAAAACCTGCGCTCAGTGCCAGCCGGTCTTTTTGCCGCCAGCATAAGTGCCACGGTATTCACGAATGTCTTTTCGGAATGTAGTGCGCTGGAAGTCGTCGGGGCGGGATTACTCAACACCACGGCGGTAACGACGGTGGGTTATCTGTTTGACGGCTGCGCGTCATTACACAGCGACGTTAACACGATATTTAATCTTGCGAGTTACCCGGAGATTGTCACCACAACGGCAATATTCAGAAGCTGTGCATTGCTGACCGGCAAAGGCCTGGAATTTATGGGCAAGGTGCCGAACGTCACCGCGCACTATTACGCGTTTTATGCCTGCGTGGGCCTGGACGATTACGACGATTTACCCGGCAATTGGATAACGAATAAATTATGAAAACATTCAATCAATTAAAAAGCCTGATCGACTTTTGCCAGACCGATGCGTTTTTCCTGGAGCATCTAAACCGACTCCAGGCTGCTGGCGTAATTTATATTGATGAGAGCGATATTCATGCTGACAGTAAAATGCTAAGCGATGATTTTTATATTCGGTTGGCTTCTGTTTATGGCATTGATGCGTCTACGCAGGAGGTATGAAATGTCACAAACTATCGTTACAAACGCCTTTTCGCCTTGGCTTGCCTCGCATCTGGCAGCTGGTACGCCAGCACGCCCGGATAAAATGATTTTTGCATATATCAACGGCCAAAATGCAGCCGCGGAAATAGACCCAAATGAAGGCATGCCATCAACCGAAGCCATTAAGTACCAGGCGCAAATTACGCATTACGGCGTACTATCAGAAAGAGCATTTGTCAGCTCGGTTATTCTCGATACCACGATCGGCGATTGGGATTATAACTGGATTGGCCTGGTTGATAGTGCAACAAACACGATCGTTATGATTGTTCACTGTGAGGCGCAAAGCAAAATTAAAACAGCTGGCGGTGTGCAGGGAAATACATTAACACGCAATCTTGCTCTTGAATTTTCCGGCGCCGCATCTGCAGCACAAATAACCGTCACCCCGGAAACGTGGCAGATTGACTATAGCGCACGCCTGCAGAGCATGGATGAGGCGCGCAGGCTGGCGTGCGTCGACTATTACGGCCCCGCAGCGTTCGACGGCGACGGATTCGCCGTGTCGGTTGCCGGCGGTGTGGCCACCGTGGCGCCCGGGCTTGGCTATGTAGGCGGATTGCGAGTTTTACTGGCGCAGGAGACAACGGTCTCGGCGGCAAATACGACCATTTGGGTCGATGCGGTCTGGTCCGGCACGATTACCGGCGCCTGGTCGCACACGTTTACGATTCGTACCGGCGCCAGTCTCGAGGACTACGTCGACACGGCGGGTTATCAGCATTATGTCGCCAGAATAGCCACTATCGCTGGCGGCGTGGTGACTGACAGGCGCGAACCGTTCCCGCTGCAGCGCATCGAGCAGGAGCTCAACGACCTAGATGTCTACGAGAAGACCGAAGCCGACGAGCGGTTCCTGCAAACTAAAAATAATCTCTCAGATTTAGACGACGCGAAAAAAGCCCGCGAGTCGCTCGATGTGCACAGCAAGGACGAAGCCGACGAGCGATTCCTGCAGGCTGAAAATAATCTCTCTGATTTAGAAGACAAGGCAAAGGCCCGCGAAAATCTTGGTTTTAATATTCCAGACGGGCCCGTATTTCGCGCCATTATCGACGCGGTTTTTTGGGTCGGACGGTCGGTTATTTCGGATAGCGACCCCGGGACGCGTTACACCTGGCAGACGTGGCGTGATCTGAGCGCAGATTATGACGGGCGTGTGTTGCGTATCAGCGATGCAGCCATGAAAACAGGCGGCAGCAATTCGGTAAAAGTTGAAGGTGATAACCTTCCTCCACACTGGCACCGCTCCGGCGACAGGTCGCCGGGTACGGTGTGGGACCCTAACACCACGCACGGCACCGATAATCAGAAAAGCGGGCCACTTGCCATGACTGAGGGGACCTATATTGATGCGGATGGCCGGACGGAATCCACGAATAAACCCTTAGATGTGACGAATGAATATGTAACTGTCAGAGTATGGCGCCGCACTGCGTAGGGGGTTCTATGTGGCAGAAAAAGATACTCACCCCGACCGCTGCAGACGTTATCTGCTCAACTATTGCAATCAGTCCATGGACGCCCGGCGCCGGCCATCGTGAGGATTCCGGGCTATATCTAAGCCCGGAGAACGCCGTCGCGGTCGCCGCATCGAGGCTGACTGGCGCGCCGGCTGTGCTCGATGTTACCTCGCTATTGTTTACAGCGCCGACCGTGGCCACATTCGCCGGCGTGCTGTCGGCTGCGGCTGCAGTTTTCCCACTGCAGCAGATTACTGAGGTGTACCGCCGGGCAAATACTGCGATATCTCTCGCCGAGTCTCGCATGCAAATACCGGCCCGGGCCTGCGGTCTGCCGGCTGCGGCGCCGTTGTCGGTATCCACAATGCGCGCGGCTGCTGCGGCCGGCTCAATTGTTAGCGCCGGCAGCAGCAGCCCGGGAGATATAGCCGCCGCGCTGCAGGCGTTCGGGCAGCAGCGTGCCAGCCTGCTGGCAGCAGCACAGCAGAAGCTGCAGCAGATAGCGGCCGGCAGTGTGGATGTATGGACCGTCTCCACGGTCAAAAACACCGCCGGCGCCGTCAGTGAAATGCGCGATTCCGTACCCAACCCCGACCACGTTTTCGCGCTGTGCGTAGTATTTGCCGGCGCTGATTTGGCCGCATTGCGAGGGATGTTGAAAGATGGCTGATATTGAGCTCGCGCTGAGCGGGCAGGCGATAAACCTCAAAGACCTCGAGGTTACGCTGTCAATGAAAATCGCAGATAAAGACCAGAGCGGCCAGGCATCGAGCGCGGCCAGCTCAGAGCAGGGCGTCAAAGCAAAAGAATTCAGGGTTACCGGGCTGATTGATTACGGTAATGAAGCCCATCTCGCGGAGATTTTCGCGCTTGCCGAGGCAAAAGACGCCGGCGGTAAAAGCGTGAAATATCGCGTAAATCACAATCTCGCCCGGGCGGTTAAATTCCGTGAGGCGGTATTTTCTGGCGAGGTTAGCGCACCAAAAGAAAGCGATCTGATGGCCTACCGTGTCACATTCATGCTGAAAGAATACGTGAGCACTGCAGAGAAAAGGGCGCAAGCCCAGGCTGGCGGCGCGACGCAGGCGCAAGTACAGACCGCGCAAGGGACCAGCGCGGCGAACGATACACCGGTCGAGCTGGGCTGGTTTGAAAAGGTACTGCAGAGGGTTGACCGTGCTATCGGACCCTATGACAGCGAGGGTGACAAATGAAGCCGACCGTAGCGCTACACATCGGGAACTCACCCGCACACGTGGCCGATTACCGCCTGCTGCTTGAGTTGGGGGGATGCGGCCGCGGGTTTATCACTGCTGAATGCGACGCAGACTGCACCGGTCAGCTCGTGCGCCTCAATCTCGGCGTTAACGATACCGTTTATCGCTGGTTTGTGGGTTACGTTGAGCGCTGCGGCCCGGCAGAGAAGGGGTATAAACGGCTTTTTGTGCGCGAGCTGGTCGGCGTGCTGGCAAAAACGTGGCCGGTATCGCTGCAGCACCCGACGCTGCGCGACGTCTGCGCGGCCATCACGGCGCAAACTGATATCGCGTTCGCGCTGCCGGACGCAAATTATGTCGATACAAAAATTCCCCACTTTAAAGCCGCCGGCAGTGGGTACGCGTTGCTCGATAGCCTGGGCGCCGCGTTTTCGATAGCTGATTACTGCTGGTACCAGCTCGCCGACGGTACCGTCTACGCTGGCAGCTATGCCGATTCACGATTCGCCGGCGCGCCGGTGGATATTCCCGAGGATTTTATCAAGGCAGGCAGCAGCGGCAGCGCTATGCAGCTGGCCATTATTCCGGCTATCAGGCCCGGGGTTATCGTCAACGGCCGCAGAATTCACCAGGTCGAGATTGACGGCGCCGATATGTTCCTGCGCTGGCAACCGCTCACTGAAAGCGGCCGGCCGGCGTGGGATTCGCCCGAAAAGCGCCAGATTGACCGGGCTTATCCTGAGCTCGCCGCCGGCCTGCATCTGCCGCGCCGCGCCCGGGTCACCGGCCCGACGGACGTCGCCGCACTGGGGGACCAGGCCGACCCTTTCCGGCCTCGTTATGCGGTTAACCTGCAGCTGCTCGATGCTGACGGAAACGACGCCACGGCGCCGGAGCTCATAGCGGTACCGTTGCCGGTGCCGTTCGCCGGCGCTGAGGGCGGTCTCTATCAGTTCCCGGGCGAGGGTACGCTCGTAGAGGTGGCATTCAGCGACGGCCGGCCAGACCGGCCATTTATCCGACAGACACTGCAGGATGAGCAGCCGCTGCCGGCAATCAAGCCCGGCGAGCAGCTGCAGCAGCAGCGTGCTGGCGTGAGCCAGCGCATCACCACCGCCGGCAGCTGGCAGCGTGAAACCGACCAGGCTATCGAGGAGAGCAGCGGCTCGCGCAGCGTGACCAGCGACCACGAGATCCGCGAGACTGTAACGCGCAGCGTGCTGATAAAATCGACCGACTCGACGACCGTGCTCGGGATGGCCAGCCTGATGGCCGGCGCCGTGCTGCAGCTGGCTGATGGCGATTTTAGTGTCGGCGCCGCAGGCAAATACTCATTGCGCAGCGCTGAACTGCAGCAGGATATTGCCGGCGACGTGGTACTCAATGCGGCCGGGCGACTGCAGGAGCGTATCACCGGCATTCGTTCCAGTATTGCGGCAGCGCAGCAGATACAGGGCGCGACGGTCATAATCGGCGACGGCAAGGTCAATCTGCTGGACTGCCTGACTGATACGCTCGATATTGTGCACGAGCTGGCCAGCCTGACGGCTGCGCACACGCATAGTAATACCGGCGCGCCAACAAATGCCGGCGCCATCGAGAGCAACGCGCAGCGCCCGGTCGCACTGGCTGCAAAATACGGCCCGCTCATCGGCGACAACTAAAAACCTACCCATACATAAACGCCGTCAGCGCTATTTTGAGCCGCTGGCGGTTTTCTTGCTGTAATACCTCCAGTTAAACGCCTGCGCGCCTCCTGTGGGCGCTATGCGCGCGCCCTGTCCGCAATCCGGCGTAATTTGACCGCGTAAAAATCCGGCGACGTAAAATTCACACGCCCACCACGCCTGCGCGTTAAACATCTTGATATTTTTTCACTGCCCGGGCCGTGCAAAACCCCCGGCCGGGCCGCGCCACGACTGTGGATCGGCAGACGATCGCATGTTTCAACGTTTGCACGTTTTTTCAGATAGTTGCAGATACGGCGAGGATCAAATGATTTTTTGACTCGCTAATATGCTGATAATGCTGGATAAATAATTTTTACGTGCGATCTGTTTAGGTTATAAAGAGAAGGGTAAAAAATATAATTATTTGAAAAAGATAGATATTTAAGAATTTGCTCAATGAAAAGATTACGTATCTCGGTACTGAGATATCAGTCACTTGTTGCATGGATGAGGCCAGCTCTGACGCCGCGTAAACGCCAGATTTTGAAATTTACTCGATAACACGCACTCAGATCACTCTAAGCGAAATTTACTTTGATTTCACAAACGATGCCGGGTTGTTTTCCTTTCCTTTTGTCTATATGTTAGTATTGAAAGTGAAGCCATTTAGTGGTATAAGGCGCATCCATTGCGGATGGATAGATATAAATTTCGCTGAACACTTAATGAGTTGTCGGTGGGTCGATAGAAGAACCTGATACCTGTTGACTCAATCCTGTTGCTACGAAGATGATTTATGGAAAATTCTCTGCCATGGAACGGGTTTCAACTGTCTTAAATCAAAATTTATGCCGACAAGGGAGGCTGAACGATGGATGTTAACGCAGTGAATGCTGTGCTTAATTCCCATTGGGATGGTCGCTTGCCTGTGCGACCAGATATGATAGCCCATCAAATGGGAATTCAAGTGATGCCGTTAGTGCCTGATGGTAGCAATGCCAACCAGTCGGGTTCTGCTGAAATTGTTAACGGCCGTTATGTGATTTCTTACAATCCTCAGGATTCGCACAATAGAATCAGGTTTACGCTGGCTCATGAGTTGGGCCACCATGTTTTGGGTCATACCCAACATGGACGGATGTTCAGGGAGTACACTAACCCGGACTGGAACAGCGGAAACTACATTGAGGAGAGAGATGCAAACAGTTTCGCAGCTGAATTGCTTATGCCAAGAGAAGCTATCTCTATGATTATTAATAGAGATAAGATTTACTCAATCCCAGCCTTGGCTAGCCAGTTCGGTGTGTCTGAGGAAGCCATGTACTGGCGAGTTAAGAACCTGGGATACATGAGCTGA